AAACAGATGTTCAGGAAGCCATATCTTGGGCAGAAGCTAATGAGAAACTTTTCTGTTTTGAATATACAAACATTGATAAATTTCCTGTAAAAAACACAAACTTTTACAGGAGCTTTGCTATATTTTCAGGACTTCCTGATGGATATGCTGAATCAGATACTCAGCCGACAGAAAACGCATTTGCAGCATTAGCGTGGATGGCTAAGTGTTTTGGATATGAGCCTGGTTCAGAAACCTGGGCATATAAGGAACTTGCAGGAATAGTTCCGTCAGGACTATCGAAGGATAACAAGAATAAGCTTGCAGAAAAGAATGCAAGTGCTTTTCTCAGATATGCAGGTGCTAATATCACTACTGGTGGCAAAACTCTTGCAGGAGAATGGATAGATGTAATAAGGTTCAGGGATTGGCTCAAAAATGAGCTTCAGGTAAGCATATATAATGTGCTTAAAGTCAACAGGAAAGTTCCTTATACAGATAATGGCATAAGCCTTATTGAGGGTGCTATGGAAACAGTCTTGAAGAAAGCTCAGGATATTGGTGGTGTGTCGAACACAGAATATTCCGCAGACGGAGCAGAAATCCCCGGCTTCACTGTGAGCGTGCCAAAAGCTTCCAGTCTTGATGAAGCTGCAAGGAAATCAAGAAAGCTTGGCTCATGTGAATGGACGGTTAGGCTTGCAGGTGCTATTCATCTTGTTGAAATATCAGGAAAGCTTAATTTTTAAGGAGGTATAGGAAATGGCAAAGATAACTACATATAATCCAAGAAAAATTACTTGTGCTTTTGGAAGCCATATTGTAGCAGGGTTTGCGGATGATAGCTTTATAAGTATTGAAGTAGCCGGTGACGGAACTTCATACGTTGTTGGCGCAGATGGAGAAATAGCAAGAAGTATAGATCCTTCAAGGTTGTTTACTGTTAAGATTTCACTTTTGCAGTCTTCTGCAACAAATAAATATTTACAGAAGATGAGCGATAAAGACAAGTCAGACGGAACAGGTATTTTTTCTGTAAATATAAAGGATATTCTTGGAGAGGAAAAGTTTACAGGTGCTCAGGCTTGGGTGTCGAAGCCAGCTACATGGGCAAGAGGAAAAGCTCAGACAAACAGGGAGTGGGAGATTATAGTTGGAGAAGGCGAATTCAAGTAATGGAGGTAATAAAAAATGAGACAGACAGAGCCTAAGGTAGAGAAAATAAACGGCATAGAATTTTACATTACACCATTTGGAGCTTTTAAGGCGGCAAATTTATCAGGGGAGCTTGCATCAATGCTGGCTCCTTTTATTTCCGTCTTATTACCATTGGTTAACGAAGATACAGACCTAATGAATGTTGATGCAAATAAGGTGGTTGGCTCAATCTCAGGCAACAGCTTAATTGATGGCAATAAGCTTGAAAATATAATATCAAAGCTTATTCTTGGTGGACACATTGTAGTAAATACGAACGAGGAACTTGGCATTGATGAGCCTGAAAAACTTGATAAAGACCTTGCAGATGAAATTTTCTGTGGAAATGTTGAGGATATGTTTATTCTCTGTTTTTATGTTATAAGACTGAATTTCAATGGTTTTTTCAAGAAACTCGCCAACCAGTCTGGGAACATAAAGAAAGGTTCGGCGGGGATAGTCAGGAAGATATTCTAAAGTATGGAAAGTTTGATTACTCAAGATTTTATGAGCTTGAACTTAGGTGTTACACACTTATAAAAGCTGGTCTTGTTTCAATGTGGGAATTAAAAGAAGTTTATACTTTAGATGAAATGCTAAAGCTTTATGCCATTTATGAAATGGGTGTGGATATCGAGAAAGATAAGGCAGCAGAAATGGAGAGGAGGTGAACTTCATATTGACAATCAGAGACATAGCAATAGCAATAGGATTTGATGTAGACAAAAATAGTGTCAGTGCTGTAGAGAACAGTATAAATAAAGTGAAAGGGTTTGCAAAAAAAGCTCTTGGCATACTTGGTATCGGCTTAACAATAAGCGGAATTGCAGGGCTTGCAGAAGCAGCGGCAGAAGCAGAAGCTTTAAAATCACAATTTTCACAGGTATTTGGAGAAGTTGAAAAAGATGCACAGAAAAAACTTAATGCGATAAGCAAAGATACCGGAGTTGCAGTAAACAGAATGAAAGCCAGCTTTACTCAGATAGCGGCCTTTTCAAAAACTACAGGTGCTTCTTCTGCAGAAGCTCTTAATATATCTGAAAGGGCAATAGTTGCGGTGGCAGATTCAGCAGCGTTTTATGACAGGTCAATTGAAGAAGTCACTTCCTCTATGCAGAGCTTTTTGAAAGGAAATTATGCTAATGACGCAGCTCTTGGTCTTTCTTGTACAGAAACCACAAGGAATACGGCAGCAAATGCGCTTTTTAGTAAATCTTTTAAGGACTTATCAGAATCGCAAAAACAGTTAACATTGCTGAAAATGGTAGAAGATGCTAATAAAACATCAGGTGCGTTAGGTCAAGCTGCAAGAGAATCCGATACTTGGGGAAACCAATTAGGAAATCTCGTACAGTCTATTAAGGAACTTAAAGAGACAGCTGGAAGCACTATTCTTAAGCCTGCAATTCAAGGTCTTAAAATTGCAAGTTCTTTTGTTAATAAACTTACTAGAGGCATAAAAGAGCTTGCCAAAGAAGGTGGATTTTTGGAAAGAACCGGAGAAAGACTTCATTCTTTAATCAAAAGGATACAGCCGGCTGTAGAAAGAGTGATGAATACCCTTAGAAAAGGCACAAACATTTCAGTTGGAGCAATTTCAAGTATTATACACAAAGTTGGAGGCGTTGAAAATGCACTCAAAATTTTGGCAGTTGTTGCTGGTGCATTTATTATTGCCTTGAATTTTTCAAAGATTGTCAATGGTATAAAAATGATGGGAACGCTTTTTTCAGGGTTTGGGAAGATACTGAATCCTGTTGCATTAAAAGTCCTTGCTATCGCAGCTGTTATAATAATTCTCTTCCTGATAGTTGAAGACTTCATCAACTTCATGAAGGGGAATGACTCCGTAATAGGAAAGTTGTTTGAAAAAGCTGGAATAGATGCAAATAAAGTAAGGGAGACTATAACAAATGCTTGGAAGGCTGTAGTTTCTTTCCTTAAGTCAGCTTGGGAATTCCTGTCGGAAATAGGCGGACGTGTCTTTGGATTTCTAAAAGATACAATAGGCAACTCAAATAGTGATATAAGACAAAAGATATCTGCAGTTTGGGACGCAATAGTTAAATTGCTAACTGTTGTGTTTCAAAAAATTTACGATATAGGAGCAGAATTATTTACTGCACTCTCAAAACTGATATCAAGTATATTTGAAGCTATCTCAACTTTTTGGGATTCCTGGGGAAACGACATAATCAATTGGTTTTCTGTGTGGTGTAATGCATTAGGTGATGAAATTTTAGCGTTTTTGGACATTGTCACAGGAGTAATAAAGTTTATTTCATCAGTCTTGAGTGGTGACTGGCAGGGAGCCTGGGAAGCTATTGGGCAAATCTTTTCTGGAGTGTGGGATTTTATTACTGCATTTCTAACAGGAGCTTGGGAAACAGTTAAGCTTCTTTTTTCTATGGGGCTATCTGCAATAAAAGCTATTTGGGAAGGGATTTGGAATGCAATAAAATCTTTCTTTGTAAATATTTGGAATGGAATATCAAATTTTATATCAGGAATTTGGAACGGAATGGTTTCCGGAGTTTCTACATTTGTAGGAAATATAAAAACGACTATTGTTAACGGATTTACAGATGCCATAAATTGGATAAAAGGGCTCCCAAGCGAAGCTGTAAAATGGGGTTCTGATATGATAGATGGCATTGTAGATGGTATAAAAGGAGCAATTGGAAAAGTTGGAGATGCAGTTAAAGGGGTTGCTGATAAAATAACTTCATTCTTGCATTTCTCGGTCCCTGATGAAGGACCTCTTACAGACTATGAATCGTGGATGCCTGATTTTATGTCTGGATTGGCTTCTTGTATCAAAAATAATAAA